CGTTTGACCTGATTAAACGTTCGAAAATGTGTACTGACCTTGGTGAAATAATCTCTATGATTGTTACCATTGGTTGGTTGTCACATATCGAATTTGAAGTTTATGGTCTAGTCTTATTCAAAACAACTTCTTTGCGGAGAACTGTATCCGGTATAGAATTGATTGAAGCTATCTACAAGTATGTAACTCATATGTGTGGATGCTTTTATGATGCTCTTACCGGTGTTGGTATTTCTGCTTTTTGGAAAGATGCGATTAACTCTGATTATGAGGACAAGTTCACTTATCTGACTTCTACTGCTGCGCTCATTGAGTGTGGCCGTTTGGAGACAGAGGATGGAACTGTTATTGATCCTCATGAGTTTGATCGTATTCTTGACGAAATGGTTGATACTACGTTGAAAATTCTTGATTCATGCAAACATGGTGAGAAGAGTTACTATACTCCTAAACTCACCGCTTTGCGTAAATTGAAAACTCAACGTATTCTCAACCAAAAGCGTGGCATTCGTGCTGCGCCTCTTGGTATCCTCCTTTTCGGTGGTTCGAAAGTTGGAAAATCTGTCATGTGTGATGTTATCATGAAATATGTTTTGGAAGTTAATGGCTTTGATGCCACTCCCGAGACTATTGTTTCACTTAACGAATTTGACAAATTCCAATCCGAATATCGAACCCACCATAATGGTGTCATCTTTGATGACTTGGCTAATGGAAAGGCTGATCAGACTGAGGGTAATCCTCTCATGAAGGTCATCCAATTCATTAACAATAATGCATGCGCTGCTCTGAATCCTAATTTGGAGATGAAGGGTAACGTTATGATTGAGCCTAAAGTTGTTATTGCTACCACTAATGTAAAGGATGTGCAGGCAACAACCTACTCGAAGGAGCCTGTTGCTATTGCTCGTCGTTTTCCTATCACTATTACTCAAAGTGTGAAGCCTGAGTATGATGATGGAAACGGCATGTTGGATGCCTCGAAACTGTCGGATACTGATATTGTTGATGATTTTGCTCTTTTCACTGTTGAGAAGCCAGTACCCAAGAAAGGTGCTATTGCTAAAGCAGTTGAATATGAAGTTTATCATCACAATGGAGTTCCGATGAAGGATGTTGGCATTGCTGATTTGCTTTCTTTCTTGCGTGTTGTGTCTAAGGAGCATTTTGCTTCCCAGGCACAACTCCTTGCTAAGAAGGATAAGCTTGCCAACTGCCAACTTTGTGAACATGAGTGCTTTCCGGGTATGTGCTCGGAATGTACTCTTGATTCACAGGTTGGCGCCTTGCCGGATTTCTCTGAATGTAAGGAGTGGTTATTGCAGGTGGAGGAACGCGTATGTGTTTTTCTAGAAGACCGTTTGCGTCTTTTCTGGAAAACACCTATGGGTTCTTTCATTTTGCTTGCTCTTTACAAGAGAAATCTGAAAGATGTTTTGATGAGTGATATTAAGACTATTGTTGGCTTGATTTTTGCCGCGTTATGGTTTGATGGGAGTGCCCGCTTTATTGTTTGCACTCTCACCGCTTATATCACTTATGTTTGGTATGCGAATCGTCGTTATTACCAAAATGTTATCACTCGTCTTTCAACTGTCCCACGCCCTTCTTATTTCATTATGAACATGTCTTCATTCCAGAAAACCATCATCATTTCGATGTTTGGTGGTATTGCTGGTTTTAAGATTTTGTTTATGTTGATTAGGAAATGGCGTGAGATGCCTGTGCCCCAAGCGGCTGCTCCTATTTGGCTTTCCGATGAAGGAAAGCCGGAGAAGCATCCGTCTTGGGGTGACAGTGGTCATCCAGAGCGAAGTGCAGAGAATAATATCCCTGTACCCGAAAATGGAATGACCATGTCACGATCTCAGTTGGCGACTATTATTGGACGTAAATTGTGTTTCATCACTGTAGAATTTGATGAGAACACGAATACGTTTTGTAATGCTCTTCCTATTGATACTGGATTTTTCCTTATTCCAGGTCATATTGTTAAGAGCAATCGCCGACGTGCTAAGATCACCCGAACCCGAGGTAATGTAATTAAAACTTCTATCACTAAGGAGAATACTTACGCTATCCCGGGAACGGACCTTGCCCTCTGGTATGTGCCGGAAGCTGGTCCTCAGAAGAATCTAGTCGATCTTTTTCCTGAGGAATCTAATGCTTACCGTCACATTGATGCTGAGATGTTGTACAACGATCATGGCAGTCTACGCAATTTCGGTAAAATGAATTGTGTGCCTGGTCGTGTCATTACATCTGAGGGTGGAGTGTTTAAAGGTTTGCACTATCAATTCCCTGGCCAAACTTTTGAAGGTTTGTGCTTGGGTGTTTTGATTGGTTCAGCCCCTTACACTCACATTGCTGGCTTCCATTTAGCTGGCAAAGGTTCTAAGGGTGCCGCAGGCGTGTTGACTCGTGGGATGGTGGCGGATGCTATTTCTGAACTTTCGAAATATTCGATTGTTTTTAAATCGCATTCAGCCTCCCCGCTTGAGACCACTGCCTTTGGTACTTCTTTTGGACCGTTGAAACAGCCTCATGAGAAGAGTTCAATTTACGCTGCGCCTGATGATGCTAAGATGCAAGTTTATGGAGATCATAACTTGCCTATTGGTACTCAGACGTCTAGTGTAACTACTACTCTCATTTCTGAAGCTGTTTCGGATATCATGGGTATTGAGAAAATCCATGGTCGTCCATACAAAATGACCGATCCTGTTCACTGGGAGGTCGATCTTCAGGCTAAAACTACGACAGCGTATGATTTTGACGATACGTTTGTTCGTAAGGCTTTTGAAGATTATTCACAACATGTTAATTCTAATATTTCCGATGAGGATTTGTCCAAAGTCGGAAAGTTGCCCCTTGATGCTGTTCTTGCTGGTATTGATGGAGTTGATGGTGTTAATGCCATGAATTTCGCTACTTCCAGTGGATTTGGAATTAAGGGAAAAAAGAATGTTTATGTTGTGAAGAGTGA